TAATTGGCTATCTAAATCTACTGATCCGTTTCCAGTATCTCCTTCAAAATCTAAATCTTGCAATGTAACGTGGCCTTGTACATAATCGATAACTGCCGCAGTTGTTGGTATTGATGTATCATTATCGTTGTTTAAAACACCATCTGCAGCGTCTACAAATTTGCTAATAATAATATTTTCGCCTGTATCTTTTAATGATCCAAATTCTAATATTGCATTAACTTTAAAATCACCCGCATTGTTCATATAAACACCAGTAGCATTTCCTGAACCGTCGGTTAATTCTTTTAATGTTGCAGTTAAAGCAGCATTATCAATCGACTTAATTAAGCCTTGATAAGTATCTGATATTCTTGTGTTAAATAGACTTGCCATAATTTTGTTTCTTTTTTATTTCTTTTTTTTGTAAAAACGTTTTTAGTTTTTCAATATTTTTTTGTTTTGGTTTATATCTCATAATACCCATCCATTAAATAATGCATCATAATCTGGGTAAATGTCATCGTTTGTATTGCTTGTATATTCAGGATAATCTGACTGATTAAATGCCATAAAATCAATAAAACGTCTTGAGTAATATTCCATAAATTCACGTGCCTTATCTACCAAATAATCAACTTCGGTTTTATCAACCGTATCGCTTGTTTCTGATCTATGTTTAAACACACCACCATTTTTAATTGAATATGCTGCAAAGGGTATGTAATAAACCTGTGCAGCCCATATTAACATAGGTTGTAAATATGTGTTTAATAAAGTTTTATATTTTGCGTTTCCTGCATCGTCGATTTCCCCATTTGATATTAACGTTGAAATTTTATTATATAAATCCGTACCGGTATAATTTTGTATATCTATCTCTTGAGCTATTTTGATAAATTGAATGAACTTGTCTGTATCTACATTTCCATCTAATATCGAATTTCTAACTAAATCGGTTCTATTTATAAATAATGCTGTTGCCATAGTTTTATTTTATTTTGGATATGCTCCTCGTCCTTTCTGTTTGTCGGTTGCAATACCTGCCTTTTTACTACCTCTTGGATTTTTTAAATAACTTTTTGGTATTGTTCTTGTTTTTTTATAATTGTCTAAATTTTCTGATACTTTTGTATTCTTTTTTAAACGATATAATACTCGTACCCATTTATGCTGACAATAAATACCACCCTTCAAGGTAAAAATATTATATGGTAAATCTGGTTTATGTCTGAATTCTGTGTTAACATTTTCATCTTTTCTAACACCTTTACCGTTTTCAATAACTAATTTTCCAAAACTCGCATTATCAATATCTTCCAATCTCCAAACCAAACCACTATCAGAAAGTCTCATCATTTCTCGACAAAACTCACGTGATTCACCTGTTTTTTTCATACCCCTTGCATATTTATAACGTATTTTATATAAACCATTTTTGGAATCTAATTGACTAAATGCCGATCCATCATCAACACTACCAACATTATCTTCGGATGGTTTTTTTAACCCAACAACTTCTCTTAATTTATCTAATGTTGATTTATTTTCTTGTACTAAATAATTTGCCCAATCAGTATGGCTGTATTCCGAATCTTCATCTAACTCATCAACAAACTCATATTCATCATTCATTTTAACACCGCTTGTTCCAAGTATTCCTATAACCGATTTTACATCTTCATCTGATAATTTTGGATGATCGTGTGAACAATTTAATTTGTCTATTTTTACACAATTGTTTACTTCTTTACCATCTTTTATTTTTGTACCACGTTTTACATATCCATCCCAACACGGGCTTTTTAATTGTTCGTGATTTTCACACGGCATATAATATATTTCACCATCCACTTCGTGTTCGTGGTGGCCTTTACATCCCTTTTCTTTTGCTACCCTTTCCGCTTCTTCGATTGTATCGTATGCCTTTTGTCCATCAATCATTTTTAATTCAATTGATGACATTTTAACACCTGTTTCTTCCTCGATTTCTTCGTCTGTTTGTACACTACGATCAACCTCAGTAAATTCTAACGGCTGTAGCGTTATAAAGTATAAATTTAAGGCAATATCATTAAAAGCCAATATTTGATCAAACGAATCAATTAAAAGCTCCTGAAAAGGCCTTATAACGGTATTATCCATTAATAATGATGCGGTTTTAATTTCATCGGCATTATTACCTAAGCCTGTGTTATCCTTTATACCTAATAACATTGGGCTAACAACCCTGTGTGCAACCAATACTTTACTTTGTGATTCATCACTTAAAAATTGATATTGATTATGTGCATCGGATAATTGAACCGGTGTTATTTCTGCTTGTGCATCTCGATTGTCATTAAACGATAAAATAAATTTACCTGCATTACTTGATCCACTAAATTTTTGTGCAATACGTTGTTCAATTAATTCACGTTCCTGTGGATTTGGTGTTCCATTATTAAAATTAATAAGCATTGATGGACTTAATCCATTCATTATATTATTTAGGTGGTAGTTAGATATTTCTTCTTCTAATTCTGCATATTGTATTCCCCCCTGATAATCAACCGGTGCATAATAGTAAAAACCTGATTTATAGGGTTTAACATAATATATTTCTATATTTTCATTTGACATACCAAACGCTGGTATTCTTAACGGTTGATCTGATGGTTTTAATTTACTCCAATCCTTGTAATAATAATATGCTGGTATTTCACCCTCTTCATTTGCTTTTTCTGCCCTTAATGTTTCTACCGGTATATGTTCAACCTGTGCTATTTTTGTTCTGTCTTTGGAATAAATAACCTGCATTGCACATTGTCCCATTAATTTTAAATCATAACATAATTTACGTACTACATCTTTTTTTAATAACGTAATCATTTGTGCATATTGTTCAGGTTTTCTATCTGAATCGGTTGCACCTAATCCTTTACCATAAATTTGTTGTGATATACCGTTTATACAGGCATTGTTTGTAGGGCTTCCATTGTAACGATCAATTAAAAATTGAAAATAATTGTTATCATCACCATAACCTATCCATTGTTGATTTGGTACTTCAACTATTTCAGGAGAAGTATATGTGCTTAGATTTACAAAACCTATTTCAGATTTTGATTGTTTAACAAATTGTCCTAAACTATTTCTTTTTCTTTTTTTCATATTACAATATAATCATTATTATAAGAATTATCCGTAATATATTGGCCTTGATTAAGGTTATAATATAAATTATCCATTTGATCTATTTCTTGATCTGTACAGAAAATTCTATCTTTGTAAATGTCAACAATATTAGTTGTGTCAATATTCCAAAACTCATTATATAATTCCCATAAAAAATAATTTGTATTCCAAAAATTTGGGTCAGAATATAATTTAATATCGTAAAAATGACCTTCAACCAATACAGGACTAAATGTCTGATCAAAACTTAAATAATTACCGGATGTTACGGCGTTTGTAATTTCATACGTTTGCGTTACATTAGTACTATCATCTCGTACCGATAATGTAAATTGATCAGCATACGTGCGTGGTATTACCTTAATATTTTGAGCTGACGCTGTAGTAGTTAATACAATCATTTGTATATATAACGTAATAAAAAACTTATTTTGTTAAAGTATAAACGCAAAAAAAAAGCACCCCGAAGGATGCTTAATTTAAAACAATAATAAATATTAGTTTGGTGTGATTACCGTAGCATCTGCTGCCGGTACTACCGATGAATCTAAAAAGTATGGAGCAGTTTCTTCCATTGCTTCCATCGTAATTGTAAATCCAGATAAATCTCCAGCTGCAGCTCCTGTAACCGTAGTTCCAGAAGTTAGCTCACATCCGTTTTCATATCCACATAAAAAGAAATTACCGTAGTAATCCTCAACTATAACGTAAGGTCTTGCGATTGCAATTTCCTGTAATTCAGCTTGAGTTTTTGCGTCAAGATATGTTAATGTTAAATTTAATGTTTGTGTGTAAAATGTAGTTCCATTTTCTCTTGAACTTGTTACAGTTGTTTCAAGCGAAGAATTACCTTTTACATCATATTTGTACCAGTTACCAGATGTTGTTAATGTTGTAACCTGTTTTGTAGTTGAATCTATATTTAATGCAGAGATACTACCAAAATCAGAAAAAAGTACAGATTTTATGCCACCGAAGGCACTTTTACAAGGTAATGTTCTCACTGTTGATAATGTACAAGCCATAGTTTATAATTTTTTTAAAAAAAAAGGGTAAGTAGGTTATCCCCACCTACCCTAAATTTTGGTTAATTTAATTTATTAAGAATATAGAACAATCTCTGATCCTATTCCGTACTGCACTCCAGCAGTAAATCTCATAATTACTCTAACGTTTTTACTTCCATCAATGTCAGCCATATCGATTAGTTTAACTAAGTTATAATCAGACATTAACCCTGTTCCAAAGTATAGGTTAGATCTTTGAGCAGCCATTGCATAATTGTTTGGTAAACCATTAGCAACAAAGATTTTTACACCATCGATTGAAAGATTTTCAGATCCCCCATACCATAGTGTACCTCTGTTATCAATACCATTTGCACCTACAGAACCTACATTTTCAGTTCCTGCAACGTTAGTTATAGCAGCATATCCACCTAAAGCTCTTACATAGGCTTTAGCAATATTTTGTGAAACGTAGATGTGTAAATCATCTTTACCATACAGTGTTGATGGAATTGCGTCAACGATTTTACCTAATTCAGCAATAACGTTACCAGAATTTACACCTCCACCAACTGCAGCAACGTCAATAACGTCACCATCAGCAGCAGCTAATGTAGTAAATCCATCAAATTCTCCAGCTTGAGCTCCACCAAGGTTTCCTTGCCAGATGTTGTTTTCTGTTGAGGCAGCTACCTGTTCTGCAACGTGTGCAATTAAAAAGCTTGAAAAATCAGGTGGCAGGTTATCAAAAGCTGAATAGCCCATTGATACAGCTCCCCAGTCTGATTCAAATGGTGTTTTACATAATTCAAGGTTTACTTGGAATTGTTCTGGCTGGATAATTCTTTCAGTTAATGTAACTGCTCCAGCAGATGTAAAGTCGCAAGAGTCATCAGTAATTAAACCAGAAGTAACTACTTTTTTCATAACTTCTTTAAACTTAATGTTTGGTTTAATCTCAATTGCACCCTGACTTAATGTGTTACCGCTTAATAAAGCAGCTGCTATGTACTTACCTGCAAACTCTCCAGCATAAGTAGTAGTAATAGTTGGTTGTGGCATAATTATTTATTTTTATTTATTTAATTGATTTAATATGTAATCCATTGTAGAAGGCTTTCTGTTTGGAGCAATTCTAAAATGTTCTTTTTTTGTATTTCCAGCTTCAGGATTGTGTTTTATTGGAGCAGCAGCAGGTTTAGATAATTCTTCCTTTAATTGCTCGTTTAATTCTTCCTTAACTTCTTCTTTGATTTCTTCAACATTTTCGCTTAATTCTTCTTTTACTTCTTCTGAAGCATTTAAATCTTCGCTAATGTTTTTTTCACCAACCTTTTCTTTTAGATCAGCAATTGCATCTTCAAGGT